AGGTAGACAACGGAAAGTATGAAGTATACTTTGGTGATGATGTTGTTGGTAAGAAAGTAAACGATGGTAATATCGTTATCCTAGAATATATTGTCACCAACAAAGGTGCTGCCAATAATGCAAGAACTTTTTCTGGAACATCTGTTGGTGGAGAAACTAACATTACTATTGCAACTCTTGTTGCTGCGGCGGGTGGTGCAGAACCAGAAACTATTCAGTCAATCAAATACAATGCTCCTTTGGACTATGCGTCACAGGGTAGAGCGGTTACGACTGATGACTACAAGGTTATTATTCCAACAGTATTTGCAGACACACAAGCGATTCAGGTGTGGGGTGGTGAGGACAACGATCCACCAATCTATGGACAAGTATTCGTTTCAATCAAAACAACCTCTGGTATTATTCTAACACAAGCACAGAAAGATACTATTGCATCTTCACTAGACAGATATAACATTGCCTCTGTTCGTCCTACGATTGTTGATCCAGAAACAGTTAAGATTAAACTCAACACTACATTTAAGTATAATGCAAATGTGACTACAAAGACTGCATCTGATTTAGAGACACTTGTGAGAACCACAATCACTAACTATAATACATCTGACTTGGAAAAGTTTGATGGCATCTTTAGATTCTCAAAACTATCTCGTTTGATTGATGGAACAGATCCATCTATCCTTTCAAACATTACAACAGTTCGTATGCAGAAAACATTTGCCCCAACTCTAAATGTTCCAACAAAGTATGAACTAAAGTTTTCTAATCAACTCTATCATCCACATGATGGACACAACTCAATGATGGGTGGTATTACTTCATCCACTGGTTTCTTTATTTCTGGACAAACCAATGAACACTTTATGGATGATGATGGTAATGGAAACATAAGAGCATATAGTCTTGTGGGTGGAACAACTAGAACATACTTGGATACAAATATCGGAACAGTGGATTATACAACAGGAACGGTGTCACTTGATTCTCTGAACATTACCTCTTCATCTGAAACTGCTGGTATTACTATTACAATCATTCCAAACTCAAATGATATTGTTCCAGTTCGCAATCAACTTCTTGAAATTGATTTGGAAACATTAAGAGTTACAGGACAGAATGATACAATCGAGGCTGGTGGTTCTTCTGCCGGAACTGGTTACTCAACATCATCTTCGTATTAAGGTTTAATAAATGTCTGGACATGAACCAACATTAAAGAATAAAGTTTCTCCTCATATTCAGAGTCAACTGCCTGAGTTCGTTCAGTCAGATCATCCTCTGTTTGCTTTATTCCTCAAGTATTACTATGAGTTCCTAGAGGCGGGAGAACTTACTGTTACTGGTAGCAATGATTATGTCATTGAAGAAACAATCAGTAAGAATTATATTCTAGATGAGACAGGCGAGAACATTGTCCTTGAAGAATCTGTTGGTAAGTTTGTAGTAGGAGAAACAATCGCTGGTGTAACCTCTGGTGCAACTGCTCGTATTCTTGTCGATGACTTTGATGGTAACAATCGTCTATTCATTACATCCCAACAAAGATTCCAAACTGGTGAAACGATAACTGGTAACACATCTGGTGCAACCACAACTGTAGCATCTTATCGTGCAAACCCTGTTCAAAATATCCAACAACTTCTTGCATATGCAGATGTTGATAATACAGTCTATGACTTCTTAGATAAGTTTAGAGACTCCTTTATGGATTCTCTTCCTAACACTCTTGCCGATGGTATTGCAAAACGCAAACTTATCAAAAACATTAAGGATATGTATGCGGCAAAAGGAACTAGGGATGGACATAAACTATTCTTTAGAATTCTCTTTGATGAAGAAGCAACACTAATCTATCCTCGTGATAATATGCTTCGTGTATCTGATGGACAATGGTCAACAGATAAGGTTGTTCGTGTTATTGAAGATGGAACTTCAGACTTTACCAAAGCGATTGGACAGAGACTTACTGGTGCAACATCTGGTGCTACTGCACTTATTGCTACAATCATTAAGTTTAGAGAAGGTGCAGACCTTATCGCAGAAATCAATGTGGATGCAAACTCTGTTACTGGAACATTTGTTGCTGGTGAAGTTGTTACGACAACAGATACCACACTCGATTTAGAAATCTCTGCAATAGTCAAAGGTATTGTCACTGGTGCAAATGTAACAGTTGGTGGTGCATATCATACAACTGGCGATCCAGTTCAAGTTACTGGTGGGGGTGGTAATAATGCTGCATCTGCTCGTGTCGAATCTGCTGGTGCTGGTTCTATTGATGAGATTGTTATTGAGAGTGGTGGTAGTGGTTACACTATAGGTGAAGAACTTCGTTTTGATTTAACAAGCACAGAAGGTAAAGATGTTCGTGCAAAGATTGCTGTAGTTGGTGGTGCGTTTAATCTAGAACAGGCAACATCGCCAGACAATATCATCACAGAAGATGGTGACTTGATTGTTACTGACGATGACATTCAGTATATTAGTAAAGAACAAACTGTTGGTGAACTAGACTTCCTTGTAATGGAAGATGGTGGACAGATTATTCTTGAAGAAGAAACCTTTAATGATTTAGGGTTGTCATCTGAGATTGGCGAGATAACCAAAGTTCATATGATTAACAGAGGTAATGGTTTTATTAAACTTCCTCTTGTTTCTGATAGTGCAACGACAACTGGTTCTGGTGCAAGTCTATTTGCAGCATCTACTGTATCACCAATGGTTGGACATCTTGAGGGTGTCTCTATTACAAACTTTGGTTTGGATTATTCTTCTCAACCAACAATTACATTAAACAGAAACATTCTCGTAAAGAATGTGAGTGGTGCATTTGCTGCTGGTGATACACTGACAAGTCACAATGGAACTGTAGTTGACTTTGATAGTGCAAGAAATATTCTTGAACTCCAAACTTCTGTTGGGTTTAATCAAGATGATGTGATAACATCTATCACTGGTGCAACAGCAACAGTTCATCAATCCACGCCCGCACAGGCAACATCTACTATTGGTACAGTAGGAACAACTGTCGGTAACTTTGTTACAGATAGAGGTAAAGTCTCTGTGGATACAATGCGTATTCAAGATTCATATTACTATCAAGATTATTCATATGTTGTTCGTATTGGTGAATCAATTAATCTTTGGCGTGAATCAATCAGAAGATCAGTTCACCCTGCTGGATGGAATGTGTTCGGTGAAGTTTCTTTTGCATCTCAAGTTGCAGCAAGGATTCAGAACCCTGCGGCTGGTTCTGTTGGAGACAGTGCATCGCCAGATACATTCACACCAGAACTTGCATCAACATTTACAAACCTCTTCACCACAATCTTTGGAAGAAGGTTGGGAACAACCACAGACGGAACAACTCTCAGAAGCAATCCAATGGATGGAAGTTCAGAACTTCTTCCAAGTGGAAAGAGAGAAGTCACACTTACTTCATCAGTCAGTGTTCGGTTTGCAGTTGCAAACAGTCAGTCATTCTATTCTGGCCCAACACTAGACTTGTTGCCTAAGTATGCATTCGCTGTGCCTCCTATTGAAACCACAGAGGACATTCCACATTATCCAGGCATTCGTAGAACTGCAAGGAATAATGATAACAATCGTGCATACTATCCTATTGAACAGTTTGGACAGTATCGTATCAATGAGGTATCAGACAGTTCTGGTAATATTCCTGCTACTGCATACACAACAAAAATCAATGTTCCGCCTCCAGGCGAAATCATTGTATCATCTAATACAACTAATACATATGATCAAACATTCTTAACATTTGATAATACAAGAAACTTATTTGATGAAGAGGGTGCTCCAAGAGCAACTTCTGGACTATATTATACATCTTTGGATGAGGATACATTCTCATTCGATGAAACAGGAAACAGTTTCGATGAAGGTGCTCCATCAAAACAAATGGATGCGTTGAATATTTCCTTTGATGAAAGTGTTCATACCTTTGACGAAACCTTATAAATAACATTGTAAAGATAAACTTTAGGGGAAACCAAAAATGGCATATCAAACAATCGGGCGTGGAACTTCTGCGAATGATGGCACAGGTGACGATCTTCGCACTGGTGCGGGCAAAGTCAACGCCAACTTCGTAGAACTTTACACCCTCTTGGGTGACGGTTCTACCCTTAGTGCTGATCCTGTAGTCACAGAGGCAGCAACTCAGACACTAACAAACAAAACAATCACTGGAACATTTACTGGCAACATCACAGGTGATGTAACTGGTAATGTTTCTACTGCATCTGGTAATCTTCAGTTAGATGCTGCAACTCAAATCGTTGAGGTTCGTGGTGATGGTTCTGCAACAGAGGGTGCGATTATTCTTAACTGTGAAACTAATGCACACGGACAGACAATTAAACCACAACCACACAGTGCGGCAGTAACTAATGAATTGTTGCTTCCTGCTGATGGTAACTCAACTCTTGTTTCAGAGATTGCAACACAGACATTAACTAACAAGACACTCACTTCACCTACCATTACTGGAACTGGTGCAATCGCTGGAACATTCACTGGCGACATCACTGGTAATGTAACAGGTGATGTTACAGGAGATGTAACTGGTAACTTGACAGGTAATGTAACTGGTAATGTAACAGGAACAGTTGATGGTGTTCTTGGTGGAACAACTCCTGCTGCAGTAACAGGAACAGAGATTACTGCAAACGATTTCTTCCAACTCCCTGCTTATGCTGATGCAACTGCACTCGGCGGTATTACGGCGGTTGCTGGAATGATTGTCTATCAGACAGACACAAACAAAGCAGTAGTTTATAATGGAACTGCATGGGTAGACTTACACTAAGATTTAGGATAGAGAATTATGGCAATTGATAAAATTACAGCTAGTGGACTTGGAGATGGTGGAGTATCAACTGTTGATTTGGCAGATGATTCAGTAACAACTGCAAAGATTGCTGATGGACAAGTTACAACTGCAAAGGTTGCTGATGATGCTATCACAGATGGCAAACTTGCTTCATCCCTCGATCTCAGTGGTAAAACTGTTACTCTACCGCCGGGAACTGGTGGTTTAGATTGGACACAAACACCCCAAACTTCTAGTTTTACTGCTGTATCTGAAAAGGGATATTTTGTAGATACATCTAGTTCTTCTATTACTGTCACACTTCCTGCTTCTCCATCACAAGGAGACAAGG